AATGGAGGGGTGAACATTGGATTTTAACATGGCATGTAAACTAGTACGCATACTTCAACCCGCCGAGGCCTGAGCTAATGTTGACGACGTTGTAGGATTCAACATAGACATTGACATTGTATACATAGGTCGGATTCGCCGGCAACGGATAAGGGTCAATTTCCAACTGGAAGAGCCGAATGACACTTGCATTGACCGAACCAGAGGGCTGTTCGCTCGGCGGGTCAATTTGGAAGGGGAAGACATGGATGTAGCGGGCATCGCGCTGAAAGCCGCCAACACATGTATTGTATTGTGTGAGTTCTGTGTAATAGCCGAAGCCTTTTGCCTCTTGGTATTCCACGCCATTGAGGAGTAGGCGCATATCTCGTATAATTTGGTCCTGGGTGGCTGGTACAAGGAGGCCGCTACTGAAGACGGTATTCACTATAGGAGATGCTCCTGGTGTGGGGGTGAATGGGGCCGCGGGATAATTCCACCAGTTGGTGTAATTGAAGGGCTGGTTGCGTTCGTCAAACGAGTCGGATCGGCGGGGAAGAATAATGAGACGTGTAATTGGGTTGGATACTTCCAGGTCAAAGAGTTGGCGACCGGTAATATTATCAAGACGATAGCGGCGGATCTGGGTCATGAGGTAGCTCAGCGGGAAATTGGCAAAGACTTTGCGCTCTTCGTCCGTGACGGACACATAGGTCGCCTCCAGGCGTGGATTGACGCTGAGGTTATTGAGTGCCGGCACGGTGAAGCCGTGATCCACATAAAAGTTGCGGATTTCCACGGCTTGGTCGTCGTCGGCCACATAGTCTGGTTCATTAATGCCGAGCATGCTCTGGAGTTTGACACCAGGACGGACACGGAGACCGGTGGGGTCCAGGACGGTGTAGAGTTCCTGGAGACGGCGCAAGGTGATTTCCACATAGCATTCGTGGTATTGCAGGGCAACAAGAGGGAGTGCCTTGAAACTGGAGGCTGAGAACCAAAAGGGGAGGGGTATGCGCAAAGTGCGACCAAAGATACTGGGGCGGTTCGTCTGTGCCGTCTGTGTGGTGTCGCGTACGACGCTGGGGTAGCCGATACCCTGACTACCACCAGCGTAGATTCCCTTCGCGGGATCGGTCAGCTCTGCGGTGTCGCCAACAAGGGCCCGCCATTTCTCGTAGGAGTCCGAGTCTTGGTCCAGGAGGGCACGGGCATAAATGTATTCGCCGTCAAACTCCTGGACTGTGGTGCCGCCCATAAGGAAGCTGACCTTCTTAATCATATGAACACCCACTGCTTTGACCCATTGGAATTCGTATTGTGCTTGCCGTGGGCTGCCCGCCGAAATGTCAATGTATTTGCTGTAGATATCAGGGAGGTCAACTAAGAGGCACATATCTGAAATCAAATCAGTCACGCGGGGAATTTTTGCGCGAACGGTGATTTCCTGGTCATAGAAGAGTTCAGAGGGACCATCTAAGGGCACGGACACCGATTCCGTGGCAAAGTGGCTGTATTTTTTGAAAACCTTATAGAAAAAGGTAAAATCCGGATTACCGTTAAGGAGCACATTTTGTGAACCATAACTGGTTAATGAAATTAAACTACCACCGGGCATTCCTTCTTAGACCCATGAATATTATATTTAGACCCTTGAATATACTATACAGGTATATTATCGGCCCGTTGGGCTGATATACTAGTATAAAACATATTCAAGGGTTGCACTGGTCTAGGTCTATATACGCCTAGCACTATAGTGGATGCTTTTAGGATTTACGTATATTAGTGTGCGCCAGTCCACCAATTATCCACTAAGTAGGGGTTGGCAACATCCGCCGCGCCGCCCTTCTTTGTTTCGGTACTTGGACCCGCCGCGACGAGACCCTGGATTTCACTATAGGAAATGGCGTAGCTGAAATATGTGAGACTGGCGAGGTCGCCGCTGAATGGACCGTTGACTCCCTTTGAGCCGTCAAAGTTTGCCGCACTTATGCTGCGCTGACTAAAGAGAATGAGGTCCTGGTAGTTCTGCATGAGGACACCTTCCACTGACAACTTCTTTATAATGTTTCCATTGATGTAGATTTCAAGGGCGTTCTTACGGGCAAGGATGACAACATGTACCCATTTGTTAATGGGAATATCTTCAATGTCCACGAAATTACGTATCTTCTTTGTACTATTTGCGTAGACACGGAGGGTATTTTTATCACCGTGGACGAAGACACCAGGGCTCATAAGGGGAGACATCTTAGAGTAGCCTTTATGGAAGACGTGTTTGAGCTGGTCGGCTTGATTATTTGCGAAGCCATTGCCATTGAGAAGGAGAAAGAAGCTGTAAGTGAACTCAGCGCCGGTACGTTCATTGTAGCTCGGAGGAAGTGTGAGTGCCGAGGAGATTGCGGGGTTTTGGGCAATAATTTCCTGGCCGTTCTGAGCGTTTTGTCTATACGGGAAGACGTCAATGCGCGACCCTTCAGCTTGTGACCAGAGGAGGTAAACCGATTCCATAATCATCATAACAATGTAGAGTATGAGAGCAAGGACAATAACGAGCAGAGTCTGACTAACAACGCCCTGCCCATTGAGAAATTCCTGGACACCGCCTGCACCTGCGGCTAAGCCATTGCTACTCATATTTGTAAAGGATGAATTCATCTCTATCTAATAACGGAGCATGAAAAAAGAAATATTACGTATATATTCTCTATAGTGAGGAGTAAGAGGGTTATTCTATAGTGTATATCAATGTGTTATGCACTATAGGTGTGTGTGTTGTTATTGGTTATGTGTTGGGGGGGGTTAGACACCAGGTTTGGTTATACTCTTGAGGTATTCAGGGTCAAAAAGTCCTTTGAACCAGTTGCCGATACTGAATGGTTCTGCGGGGCCACTCATATAGAGACGCCAGACTTCTTCAGGGTTGAGGGCGTAGTTGGCCATCTTGGCATTACCGATGAAGCCACCGAAACCGCCATATGCGGCGGCGGTGAGATAAACGGCATCTGCCGCGGGGGTGCCGACATAGTACATACCTGGTAGTACAACGGAGCGGGCGAGTTTGCCATCCATGTAGATGTCAAGAACCTTGTTATTGAGAGTGAAGGTAATCATAATCCATTTCTGGAATTCAATGTCCTTTATAGTGGCATGAATATTAGATGTAGGGGCGGTAAAAGTAGTAGTATCAGAACCACGCATTTTAGTTTCGTCACTTGATGATTCAGTAGAGACTGCGACTTTCATAGTATTATTGGAGGGTTCAAGATAGACAACCATTGTTTGTTCACCGGCGAGTGTTTTATTTGCACCAGTCTCAGATGCTTTTCCAAGACTGAAAATGTGGTGTCCAGCCGTAGATACAACACTGTCTATGTCTTTGAAATAGACCCACATATTTACGGATAATTCACCGCCGCTATAAATCTGATTTGGGAAAGAATAGATGACTGCTGGACCCTCCCCATCTGCCGGTTTGAATGTGGAATTTGCTTCATAAATATTTAGACCTGAACTAGTGAAGAGATACTTATAGAGATAATAGACCCCAATAAGAACGAGCACTATAAGGAGTATACGAATCACATTTTTCACGGCCGCTGTGCCACCGACATTTGAAGAATTCATTCTACATGATTTCTACAAATATTTTGGGGGAGTTTTATGTTGTTATATATTATTTAGCCTAGAAAGCACTTGTCTTAAAACGATAACCGGAGGGTGCTTCTGTTGTTGATGGTGCACAATCACCACCGACACAGAAAAGAGGAGCGCCAAAGAGCATATCCATTAAGTCCTTCTTTTCGTAGGGTTGTCCTTTGGAGTCGGCGGTAGCCTGAATGTGTCCACGAATATCCTCTACGCGCATAACGGTGCTGTTGAGGTTCGGATACAAGTAGCGACCAATGTATGCGCTGCCACCGATTTTCACAGGAGCTGGGTCTCGTTTATAGAAGGAGTCAAAGAGTTTTGTGCCGGCAATAGTGTCATTATAATAGACACTGAAACGTCGCCCTTCGCGATTCACGGTAAGGTAGACCCATTTCTGGAGGGGGAAATTGTCTAGGACAATACGCTTTGAATCGCCTGTATTATTTTCCTTGAGTTCTACAGTAGCATATGTTGTATACGCGTCATTGTTATTGTTAATATATAGTTTGAATGGGCCAATACTGACTAATGGAACGGCGTCTGTGTTGGCAGCGCGGGGTGTACGGTCGTAGTTATTGACGTAGAGGTAGACGCCAAAGGAGCCGCCGCTGGTTCCATAATAGAAATCATTATAGACCTGTCTAGATGTGCCGACACGGGTTTCTTTGTCTAAGGTGCCTTTTTCAGGGGTCAAATTGGATGTGGAGGTCGGGCGAAATGCGTAGAGTAGCCCCCAGATGACAAGAATAATACCAGTGAAGACGCCAACCACTATAAGAAGACTGGGTGACTTACTGGGTCCGCCACTATTGAAGCTGCGGTTGAAAAATTTTCCAGCGTTTTGGAGGGTGTAGGCAATAAGCATAAGTCCACCAATAATGCCGATGATTGCGATACCAAGATTTTTTAAGAAATCACCAGACATAGGGTCTGTTCTCTATTCTGGTGATTTAGAAAGAAAGAGTTTTATTTCATAGGCTTCTAGCTACAAGTTCCCCCCTCTATGGAATCATCAGGGACGAGCTTGAAGGAGGGGCTGACGGTGGAACCATATGCGCGCATGACGTCTGGGCCGACGACCTTATTCCAAAAGCGGAGTCGTTTAATACGGACTCCAGTCCCGTCCGCAATAACATCTTTGAATACAAGAGATGTGGAATCGTTCGGTTTTAAAACCGCAGGTGCGAAAGTCTGTGTCTTATACAAGGAACCGTTAATGTATGCCTCCATGAACTTATCCACTAAGACAAATCCTATAGTGAATTCCTTACGGACAGGTACATTGGTAAACACTATAGGAGATGTTCCTTCTGTTGCTCCTTCTTTCGTTGACACTTCAAATGTAAGATCATTCTTGGAAGCGTCCAGGAAGAAACGGACATTATTATTTGTGCCGTCTGTATGTAAAAGTATATCTCCTCCTGGA